TTACCCAGAAGGGGAGACTGAGCGCCAGTACCCTTTTGTCACGATTGAACTCATTGACATTGTCCATGCCAAAAACCGTCAACATTCAGAACTAGACTTAGACACTAACCGTGTAGGACGTCCTAATAATCTTGATTACTGGCCTAGCACCTCGTCGGCTAGTTCCCCCTCTATTAATGCGGACTTTGACTTTTACAAGACAACTGAGTTTACACCAGTAGACCTTTTATACCAAGTTTCTACATTTACCAGAAGTGCTATTCACGATAGACAAATAACAAGTCAACTTCTTACAAACGTAGTCCCTTTCAAATACAGTTCAATCATGATTCCCGCCGATGGGACTTCACGACGTTTGGACCTTTTGGATTGGGTAACTGCGGACCTCCTTGACCCTGAGGCTGGTTACCGTAAGCGTATTTTCCGAAAGATCTACACACTACAAATGACGTCGGAACTCCCAACGTCTGCACTAACTGGCCTCAAGAAAGTTCTGTCTGTATCAACTACACTTGAACAGACAAATTAATTATTGAAACCCTGTCACCCCTGATTTAGGAGTAAAAATGGCATACGAACGCCCTGGAGTCTACGTACGTGAGACACCGTTTACGAGCAATGTACGAACACGCACCGCTAACACTGCCGCCGCTTTTGTGGGCACCGCAGAACGTGGTCCATCAGTTCCAACGATGGTCTCTTCGTGGAATGATTACAAGGCAAAGTTTGGAGAGTTGAAGCAAGGTTATGACCTTGGCTACGCTGTCTATCATTACTTTGCTAACGGCGGACGTGATGCTTTTGTATCACGAGTGCTTGACACTACCGCAGTAGCATCGGCATACACGTTCCAAGGAACCTTGACTGGTGCATCAGCCGCTTCAACAATGTTTGTTCTTGAAGCCGCTTCAAAGGGTGCTTGGGGAGATGACCTTTCAATTTCTATTTCATTTGATCCAAACACCTTGTCAAACCCAAACACGACTCCTAGGGTTCAATCATCAACCTTGTTCTCACTGATTGTTAGTCAGACTCGTGGAAGCAGTGTTGTTGAAGTGGAACGTTGGCAAGAATTGTCGTTTGATGCTTCTGCTAGTCGTTACTTCAAGCAAGTTCTTGAACTTTATTCCTCGTATGTAAAAGTACAGGGAACACCTGCAACCATTGCAAGTGGCGCAACGATTGCTATTTCTGGTGTAACCGCAGGTGATTATGTAACCTCGTTTAGCCTTACAGGTGGTTCTGATGCGGTTAACGCAAGCGCAGTGAGCGCAGACACCGAATGGGCAACCGCTGTAACTAACTTGGACACGGTAACTGGTCCTTTGTTGATCAACCTTGTTGGTCAGACTTCAGACATCCGAGTTAACCAAGCATTGGGTTATGCGGCTGGTCGTGGTGATGCTTTTGTCATCATTGACTCGGCTCTTACAAGCACCACTAAGGGTGACGTGCAGACCGCAGTTTCGTCTTACAGCAGTACCAATGCTGGATTCGGCGCTGTGTACTTCCCAGCCTTGAAGATGTACGACCCAGCAAAGAGTGGTCCAACCGCTATCCGTGACACCTACGCAGGTGGCGCTGTTGCTGGAGCGTACGTTCGCTCGGAGAGCCTGCGTGGTGTTGCTAAAGCACCTGCGGGTTACGCTCTCACTCTTCAAAATGTATTTGGATTGGTTACCACACTTAGTGATGCCGACCAAGGCGATTTGTACAGCACAAACAACGTCAACTGTTTGAAGACCATTGCAGGTGGTGGAACCGTTATCAATGGTGCCCGTACCTTGGCAAAGACCCGCCCTGAGCGTTACATCACAGTACGCCGTACGTTGGGTTACCTCCGTACGTTGCTTGATGCACAAACGCAGTTTGCGGTGTTTGAACCAAACGACACCCGCTTGTGGAACCAAATCAACGTGGCATTGTCCAGCGTACTTACCAGTTTCTGGGGTACTGGAAACCTTAAGGGTGCTAGTGCAACTGACGCCTTCTACGTAATTTGTAACGAAACAAACAATACACCTGCATCTATTGAAGATGGATACGTAAATATTGAGGTTGGTGTAGCACTGCTTTACCCAGCCGAATTCGTTGTTATCAACCTTACCCAATGGGCTGGCGGCAGTTCCATTGAAACTCTCTAATCAAGGAGCAATATAAATCATGGCAATTACACTACGTACCGACCCACTCAGAAACTTTAAATTCCGAGTTAGCATCCTTGCAAAAGATGGTGAGGGTAACCTCAAGACTGCTCTTACTGGCATTGACCAAATTGGTTTTGCCCAAGTAAGTGGTATCTCCGTAACCAACGAAGTTATCTCATACCGTGAAGGTGGGATGAACACCCACCCACACAAGATGGTTGCTCAGTCAGATTTCGCCCCTGTGTCTTTTGCACGTGGTGCTTTTGCTGGTCAAGACCAGTTGTGGTCATGGCAGAAGTTCATCCACGCTTTCTTGGGCGGTGGAACGGCTGGAGAGTCAGGACTTGCAACAGGTGACGGTAACTACCGTTGTGACATTTTGGTTCATGTTTATGATCACCCACACACGGCTTCTGAAGTTCCTGGAACACCAGGATTGAAGTACCAATGGGACGGTGGCGTACAGAATCAAGACGTAGCAGTTCCTGGAAATGTTAAGTTTGCATTCCGTCTGTACAACGCATGGCCTGGCTCATACGCTTTGACTGACCTCAACGCTGGAGACAATGGTATCCTTATCCAGTCAATGACTGTACACCATGAAGGTTTTAAACTAGCATGGAACGACGAAGACATTAGAGAACTCGCTACTTACTAAACAACTACAAATTAGGAGCACAATATGGACGCCGCACAGCAGGCTGATCTACTTAACGCCGCCCTTGAAGGCAAAACACCTGAGATTAGAAAAGCACCTAACACGGTGGTTGAACTCATGTGTGGAATTTTCAATAAGGACACTAACTCGTGGGAAACTACGGCTACCGTTCGTGAACTTAATGGCTTTGATGAAGAGGCTCTAGCATCACTAGACAGTAAAAACATTGTTTACGCTGAATACATGTCGGCTTTGCTAAAGCGTGCCGTCATTTCTATTGGTTCCTTGACAGTTGTTGACCGCTCTACCATCATTGATGAACTCATCATTGGTGACCGTGATCTTTTGTTTCTAGGAATTATTGAAGCAACTTATGGAAAAACCCGTGAGTACGAAGTTAAATGTCAATCATGTGAGGCATCAAACGACGTAATTGTGTCTTTAGATGAGTTTGAACGAAAGCAACCTAAGCAAGACCCACAGGTTCCTATGAAGTTCACACTGGCTAACGGTGAGGTTGTTGAACTTCGCCTACCTAGCGGTATGGATAGCCAAGTAACTTCTAAGAAGGCTAAGAACGTAGCGGAACAAAACACGTTGATCTTGGCACGTTGCTTGGTTAGTCCAAACGTTAAGAATACCGTGGACTGGGCTAAAGGACTGGGTATTAAAGACCGCTCAATGATTATTAAGGCTTTGTTGGACAACCAACCTGGCCCGCAAATCGGGGAGGTGAATGCCCAGTGCGCCACGTGTGGAGAAGACTTAAACATCGTGCTTGATTGGGCATCCCTTTTATTTAGTTAATCTCGTTCATATATACTGGGAATACGATCTGATAGCCACCGTTTACAAGGGCTTTACGCTCAGCGACATACAAAATATGACCATCCGTCAAAGGGATTTTTGGTCGTCTATGGGTAAATGGCGCAGTAAGTCTGGAGGTTAATCAGTATGCCAGTAGATCCGTTTGGTGATTTTCAATCTAACGAAGAGTCCCTTGGTGGCTCTGGCATGGATTCAGTGTCGGCTGGAAGCCGAGCCTCTAGAGTTGATGGTTCGTCCATGGAGCGTCTTGGACGAAACCTTCGGAGAGTACGAGACACTCTAAGAGAAATTAGAGACATAACACGAGACACCACAGGTGCGATAGATGACATGTCTAACGCAGGTAATGGTGGTGGTGGTTCTGGTAGGTGGGGTTCTAACTTCCGTGGCAACTTCACCAGTATGCGCTCTGACATGGGCGCTGGTATGCGGGCAGGAGTGGCTTCAGGTAAATCGCCAATGGCTGGCGCCGAACTGGCTATGTCCGCTGTCTGTGGAGTGGTTAGTGGTATTGACAACCGCACTAACGCCGTTTACGGTAAGTCTTTACAGACAGACCGTCTGGGTGTTCTGTACCAGCAGATGCACGGCATCTCCCAACAACAATACTTTAAAGGGTACCGTCAACCTCTACAGCAATACCGTTTAGGTGAAGGTGGTATTTCTACACTTCTTGGGTTTCAAGCACAAACAGGAATTAATGCTTTAAACCAAGCATCAGGTGTTGCAGGTATCCGAGCCGCTTCAGGATACTCATACAGCACCCAAGACGTAACGCAGATGATGCGTTCACTTGGTTCTGCTCAAGTAAACAACCGTATGACCATGACTTTGGGAACAGGGTTGTATGGACGTGGTGGAAAACAAAACAACATCATGGGTGTGATGCAACAAATTGTTAAAGGCTCTGGATTAACTAATCAAAAAATGGTTGAGTCTGGAATGCAGATGGGATCTATGACCCGTGCTCGTTTGACGGCTCTCGGTGTCCCTGAAGATATGCAAGACATGATTTTGCAGTACGCCCAAGAGAACATCCAGTTCCAAAAAAAGACTGGTGGAAAGATGGGTATGTATGACCCATCTGAAAAAGGACAAAGAAAGATAATGGGTATTGAAAAGAACTTCGCTACCCAACAAGAGGAAACTACTCGTGTATCTGAAAAACGTGATGAATCGTTTTACGGAAAGCAAGCAGACAACTTTGCGCAACTTGAAAAGAACACACAAGGTGTGATTAAAGCATTTGAAAAACTTGAGAATGCTATGTCAAGTGCTATTGGTGCCCGCATAAGTACCCGTGGAAGTATGGCTATGCGTGCAGGAAAAGGATTACTGGGCGCTGGTATGTTAGCGGCTGGTATTGCTGGTGCGGGTACCCCGTTTGGTGTTCCTCTCATGATGCTGGGTGGAAGCATGGTTGGCAGTGCATTTACTGGACCAGGTGACCCAATGCCTACAGGTGACCCAATGCCTGGAAGTAAAGCATCCGTTGGTGTTAAGAATAATGTTGGTAAAGGTTCTGTAAACGGACTTAACGCTAACTTTAGAAAACGTGTTGAACAGATGATGGCGGATAACCCCAACGTTGGTATCAACGAAGGATTCCGATCAAGTAGTGAACAACGCAGATTGTTTACATCTAGGTACCGTCGCACAGACAAGGACACGGGAATCTTTTGGGGTGGTTCATTCTGGGAAAAGCAATCAGGTATGGCTGATGCCGCACCTCCAGGATTATCAATGCACGAAATTGGTTTGGCGGCTGACCTTGCAGGAGATGTTAACTGGGTTGTAGAAAACGCTCATAAATATGGATTAAAGACTTTTAAGAACGTTGGTGAGCCTTGGCACATCCAGCCAGCGGAAGCCCCTGACACCCGAGCAGAGTATGAAGCGCAAGGAGCACCACTAGGACGTGTTCCAGGAGCGGCTCCATTTGACCGCACCGCACGCTTTAGTGGACGCACAGAGCACGGCATGGCTGACCGTATGAACAAAGCCTCAGCCACATCACAAGCACGTGCAGGAGTAAAAGGTGGAGGTGGTGCAGGTGGAAAGCATGCCAAAAAAGCGGCAGGTAACTTTACACCAGCCGCAGTATCATCTAACCCAGTAGCCACTACAGGAACGTTCTCTGCCTTTATGGAAAAGGCATTAAGCCGAAAAGGATCTGCATATAAGTTTGCTGATGGTCGCACATCTAACCCTAAGCAATCTTATTTTGACTGTAGCGGTTTGGTTTATTGGGCTTCTAGCCAATCGGGTTACAAACCACCAAATGGTTGGGGTGACTTAACAGCCGTAGGTATGTATGACCTCATCTCAAGCAGTGGTACCACCATGACAATTGATGAAGCAATGGCTACTAAGGGCGCCCTTTTGTTTAGTGACAACCCTGAAACAAACCGACGTGTAGACCACGTCGCAATCAGTCTTGGTGATGGAACCACAATGGAAGCCAAAGGTACTAATGCTGGTGTAGGTATCTTTCCAAAACGCAGTGGTTGGGACTATGCAGGAACGCTCCCTGGAATGAAAACTGGTGACCCAATATCCCCTTCACGTGGTGGTGGAGATGGGGGCACATACGTTGGCGGTAGTACGATAACTATCGCCCCACAGATTTATATTCAAAGCACGGGAAGTAACTCTACAGATGCCCATCGTGCGGCTAACGAGGTTGCCCGAATTATTACTAATGAATTAAAGATTTCAGCATTGCGAGGAATGTAGTCATGACGTATTCTCAAAATCAATTCTATAAAATTGGTGTATATGAAAAAGATGTAGGAATTAAAAATCCCGACTTCCGCAATGACCAAGATAACCCTAACTTTATTTGGCCTTCAAAAACTAATTTAAACGCTGTTACAGGGGTTGATAAAGAAATTAGTCGTGGTTACATGAGACTAATCAGTACGGCTTTTGGTAAAGACTATACCGAGTTGGGTAAACGCCGTCTACACTTTCAATTTAATCCAGAGACCCTCTCACGTAACGTAACAGCACGTAATGACGTTCAGTTATGGATGAACCAAGACCCTATTCAATTTACTCAACCTATCCCAGGTGACGCTAACTTCAACTTTGAATTAATCTTTAATAGAGAGCACGAAGTTTCATCAGGAACATACAGGACTGCTAACGGTTCTGTTGTGGAGGGTAATACCAATTACTCTGCTATTAACAATGACACAGCGGGGACAGTCAACTCAATATATGATCCTGCTTCGGTAACTCAAATTGGAGTATTGGCAGACATTGCTGTATTTGATCAAATTATTGGTCAGGGTATTAACAAAGACTTAATTGATGCTTTAGCAAGTAAGGCAAAGAAAGATATTGATGCCTACAACGCTCAAAAGAAAAAAGAAGCAAAGTCACAGGGAGTAGACGTAGAAGACATTGAGGCTGTTATTCCTGGACAAGTAGAAGCAAGCGATACAAACATTGACAAAACACTAAAACTAGGCATAGGTAACTCTGCCTTTATTGTGTCTCAACCAATCCGTATTGTTTTTTCATCTCTATATATGGTTGAAGGTTTTATCACCAGCACTAACGTAACTTTTGATAAGTTTAATCCTTCTATGGTTCCCGTACAGTGTCGTATCGCTGTAAGTATGCAAGCCATGTACATTGGGTTTGCGGCTAAGAAAACATTCTTGTCTAACATTTATGAGGATGTGGCACAGACGGATTATGAGAATGGCACTTCTTCTCCAGAAGGAAAAGCAGAGTTACCTGAACTACAAAAAGTTGGTCTGAACTTATGGGAAAAGATAATTAATGCTGGAACAGACCCCAGCGGATACACTGAATACACAGCAAACCCTTATATAAAGGTGATGCAAAAAGATAAATTAACAGATGGTAACTCTATTGAATACAAAATAGCACTAAAACCTACGGCCGCATTTAAAGATTGGGCAACAAAATTCAGTGGTACTGGAGCAGTTACAGCAACATGTGAGTGGATTATTAAATATTATGGAAGAAGTTCTTCAGGTACTAGCAACACAATTACTAATCCCAAACCAACAGGTACAGGTTTTGACGGCACTAAAAAACCAATAGTGTTTGCAAGACGAGCAGAATATAACATAGATCTTACAGACGTTAGAGATAACAGGGAAAGTCTAGAGTTTAAATTTGATCGCCCTCAATATGCTATTACGTCATCTTCTAACCCTCCAAAACCAAACTATGGCGATTGGGACACAAATGAATTGGCTGTGTGGGAATCAATTATTAACATTACTTTTACAATAGATGGTTCAAGTGCTACAAATGTTGAGTGTGACCAAATGATTCAAGGAAAACAAACATCTCCTTGGAACTCAGCGGCTGGTGAAAGTAATTATGAATTTCACCCACATGTAATGTGCAAAATAATACCTACTGGTGGTAAAGACTTTAAATTTGATTCTGCAAGTGAGGAGGCTGGCTGAGTATGGCTTTATATACATCGTCACGATACACAACTAGTTCTGATGTTAATGGCAACGTTATTGCATTAAAGAAGCCTCTATCAAGAGAAGTTACTTCATATACCCCATACGTAACTAAAGATGGCGACTCATTTACAGGGTTGGCATTACGTATTTTTAATGACCCAACTCAATATTGGGTTATTGCTGATCTCAATCCTAAATTTGCATATGCAGATGCTATCCCAACAGGTTCGTTAATCCGACTACCGTCATGATTTTTAAAAATAAGTTCCCTAACGCACCTGATGTATCTGTTGTACTAAGTGGCGTTGCCGTTGACTACAACAGTATTGAATCAATATCTTTTGAGTTAACTGAGGATGCTCATGACATTGCGTCAATTACATTTGCGGGACTTATTCCTAACGCCATCACTGACTATGTTGGTGCGCCAGTGTTTATATCTATTGGAATTAGCCAGACACGGTTTACTTCTTTTTATGGGTATGTCTCATATGTTTCTCCAGAAAGCATCACTAGGCGTGGGTTAATTAATAACAGCCCGTTTCAACGTGCCACAGTAGTGTGCTTTGGAGCAAGTTATGACATGTCTGAAAAGAAGCATACTGTTTGGGAAAGTACGTCTATTCCATTAATTGTTGAAAAGATTGCAAATAGGTATAAGTACTCATACTCAGTTCCTAATGATTACTTTACTTGGAACAGACTATTACAAGATGGTATTTCTGATTGGGACTTTTTAAAGCAAGTGTGTTCTAGTGTTGGGTATTGCGTACATGTCAGTGGTACCCATATAAACATTTATGACCCATACACACTGTTGGCAAGAAAACTGCCTTATGTTGAATTACTTAGTCTTCGTGGAACTAATGCAGACGTGACCTATGGACCTGGTCGTATTATGGAATTTAGTGGTACGTTTGGTGATGTCACCCCTGATGGAACATCGGCAGACTATGAGTACACAGGCATTGACTCATCAGGAAAAGCCGTTGTAGTGTACGTTGGTACTGAATACTCAACAAAGTTGGGAGAGGTAGTACCTGCTGGGTACACCCACTATGAAACAGTCAACACAGGATCTGTTGAAATGTTGACAAAGTATGCTGTAGGAAAGATGAAAAAGCGTTACCCATATAACGCAAAAGTAATAATTACAGGAGTACCTGACCCGATCCCAGGATCTATTGCAAAGGTAAACAACTACGATTCTAAATTTGATGGTTTGTGGATTGTTAAAAGTGTCAAGCACACCGTGACAAGGTCTAATTACCTAACAGAGGTGACCATTGCTACAGACTCAACTAATGATGCTACCCCTTCAATAACCCCTACAACACCTTTTGTGACTCCCCCAGTTCCCACTTTGTTAGACAATGTATGGATTGCCAGCCAAATGGATGCGGTGGTTTATGCTTAGTGCCCCTGTATACCGTGCACGTGTTGTCTATTCGGATGCCACCACAGGCGCCATTAAAGTACAAGCCCCTGCCCTGTGCGGCGCCAATAGCGTTTTGCCTATTTCGTATGTAGGGCGCTATGCGGTTGATGGCGTGTGGGCAGTGCCTCCCGTTGGGATGCAAGTAGTGATTACCTCAGACGATGCTAATTTAACCAATGTCTTTATTTTAAACGTGACTCCGCCTACTGGGGCATGAAGTAAACTGGAATTTAGGTACCTATGTCAACTTTTAAAACTCCATTTTATATTACTGAGGCTGGACGAGTCGCTGTAGAAAAGAACCCTAATAAGGGAATTGAACAGCAGATTATTGACGTCTTGACCACTGCACCTTTTGAACGCCCCATGAACCCAGGGTATGGCGCCAATGCGATGAGTCTGCTGTACGAGCCTGTGGATGAACTGCTGTACTCTGAATTTAAAACAGATGCATTACTCGCTTTGTCACAGCGGGTATCGTCTGCTTCAATTGTTAATTTAGTAATTAGACCATCAACCACAGTAAACTATGCACAAAATGGTGAGACTGTTGGCTTAGAAATAAAGGTGCAATACCGTACAAACTTGTCAAGCACCCAGACCCTTTCATTTAAATTAGCAGTCCCAAGTGAACTTACCGAGGAGTTTGCAATATGAGCACTTTTGATTACACCAGCCGAGACTATGCGTCTATTCAAACGGATCTTCTTGCCCGTGCATCAAGTTATATCCCTGAATGGACTGCACGAGACCAATCTGACTTTGGCATGATGATGGTTGACCTATGGGCGTACATGGGAGACATCCTTCATTATTATGTTGACCGTGCGGCTCAAGAATCATTTATTAATACAGCAACAAAACGTGAAAGCGTTATGGCGATTGCAAATTTGTTGGACTATGTTCCAAAAGGTAGAAAGCCAGCACGAACTTCTATTACGTTAAATGCTCAAAACACAACGGCTACTGATTCGGCTCCTATTTATATTCCACAGTACACACGTTTTCTAGCCACTCCTTTATTAGATACAGCGTCTCCCGTTATCTTTACTTTAAATACCCCTGTTGCATTTGTTGCTACATCTTCTGGAGCAAGTGCGAACTTGGTAGTAGATGGTGTTACGTATAGTACTTACCCAAAAACTACCCCAGTGTCAGCAATTCTTACAGAAGGCGAGCGTTTCACAGAAACATATACCGCTACAGGATTGGCTGGGCAACAAATCAAACTTCGTCAAACAGGTGTAGTAACAGAAAGCATTACAGTTGACGTAAGTGAAGGTGCTTCAGGAGCAGATGTACGTTATACGTATATTGACCGAATGAGTAATGCAACTAATAACAACAAGGTATACACCGTTAACTTACTGGCAGATAACTACAGCGTTGTAACGTTTGGTGGCGGTATTAACGGAAAGATACCTAACGTTAACTCAACTATCACAATCACATACCGACGTAGCCGAGGATCGGCAGGAAACGTAAACGTTGGAGCCGTGTATGGAATTGAAAGTTATACAGTTCCTAACAAACCATCACTGGATGGTTTGGTAATAGTTCCAAACACAACCAAAGCCGTAGGTGGTAGTGACCCTGAATCCATGGACTCTATTCGCCTTAATGCTCCAGCAATGTTTAGAACTCAAGACCGAGCCGTGTCTTTGCAAGACTACAAAGACCTTGTAAAACGTGTTACAGGAATTGTTCGTTCTACGGCTTACTTAAGTGGTACCACTGTCCTTATTCGTGCCACTACAACCCCTTCAGACTATGGTTCTACCAACACGTTGGTACTGACTACTGATGAAGTACAGTCAATTGTGGACTACCTAGAACCACGTGAAATCACTTTTGTTACTTCAACTGTAGGTGCATCAGTTACCTTGACACCCGTTAACTTGGTGGGCACAGTTCAAATCAAGAGTGGCTACATTCAAGAAGTGGTATACGACAATGTGGTTACAGCAGTCAAAAACTTGTTAAGTTTTGATAACGTTGACTTTGGTGGAAGTCTTTCATTGGGAGATGTTTACCGAGCAATACTGGCAGTTGACGGTGTGGACTATACACACCTCACCAGATTCACTACTACAGGATCAAACGTAATTGATACCTCTGGAACGTTTATAGGTGTGTCTGCGGGAGATGAGTCAATGCTTGTGTTTAGTATTACATCCACATTTACCATCACACCTAGCGGTGGAATTGTTGCTTCAGGAGCATAATGGCACGCCAATCATTTAGAATTCGCCGCTCTAGTGGTGCTGGAGATTCCGTAGGCGTTGGTTCGTTTTTACGAGGTACTGACGCTTTACAAGAAACCGCAGGTGCTATTGACTTTGACCAAGACTCAGCAATCCGCTCCACAGGTATTATCACCACAATCCCTACAGTAAGCGTAGGTACGTTTAATGCATCAGCCATTGAACACAATGGTGTGCTCCTTTCTTGGGAACTTAGCGACCCTTTTGTGAACGTTGCAGATATTGGAACTGGTGAAAGTGGGCTTCTAAGTGTCTTGGTTGTCTATTCAAAAACTGGATACCCACGAACCGTCCTTGATGGAAAAGTAATATTTGAAGGAGCAACTTCAAATTACCTGCATCAAGAAAGTTATGACATCACAACCGATCTTGGGATAGTTGAAATTAACGAACCCGAATCGGGTCAGTGGGCTTATTACTCATTGTTTGGGTACTTCAACAATGATGGAGTAAACGGAGATTACTTTTATCAAAACTTAAGTTCTCTTCAAGAACTAGTTCCTTACGATTGGGGTTCTAAACAGGAACTGTGGAAGAAGATACCGTTTTATTACCGAGAAGCAGATACTCAAAATAATAATCAACTTGAGCGTTTTTTAGATACGTTTGGTTTTGAAGTAGATAGAACACGAACTCTCATTAATAATTTAATGGTTCAATATGACCCTGCATTCTCTAGTGCAGATGTTGTAGACCAGTTGGCAAAGACGATTGGTCTTGAACTGTCTGTTAATGACATTGGTGTGTCTAAAGTACGTGCGTTACTTAATGACATTGGCATTTTGCGCCGAACCAAGGGAACTTTGGGCACGACTGAGGATTACCTAACAGCCGTAAGCGGTGCCAATATCACCACCTTTACGGGAGCCTCTGCCCCGTATTACACCTTTGCAGTCCACGCCGAGCGTATTAACTTGGTAGCAAACCCACGTTTTGTTGGGTCGGTGTCATGGAACGTAGCATCTGAATACTCAGTTACTACAACAAGTGCCTCAAGTGGAATCACGATTACTGCTGGTGTAACTGACACCAAAGTAGCCATTCGCTCAACCGTAGGGGTGCCTGTACAAGCCGACACGGTTTACTATATGTCGTCAGATATCACAGGGGCATCTGCACCCAACGTTGTGTATGGAGGTCTTTGGCATACAGGAGCCTCTTGGAATAACTGGGGAGGGCTAACTACCGCCGCTGATGAAGTACCTATGGGTATTGATAACCGTTTCTATTATGAAATGGATACGGTGGCTACTACGGGGACGTACTATCCAGTATTTGTAATGAAACTTAAAGCGGGGCAAGCAATCACATTTAAAAACTGGATGGTAGAACCCAATAGAACGGGTGGATTCTTTGACGGAGACAGTGTGTTTGGTGGGTACCTTTACCAAGGATTCTCATCGGATTACCGTTGGTTTGGTACAGCATATGCGTCTTACTCTCTCTACACAACGGATCGTCAACGAACGCAGGATGCCATCACCAGATTGTTGCCACAAATCCTTCCAGTCACTATGCTAGGTACCGAAAGCGGACAGCCTAGATATCAAGTGCAGTTTGATTGGATTCCTGGAAGGACATTATGACCTACGTAATTGCTGGGTTAGCGGTATACAAATTAATTCAAGTTCTTGACCTACTTGCCCCACGTGATGCAATGCCTTGGGTAAAGGTACTACTTGCGGTGATTTTTAGTTATGGAATAAGTTTTGTAGTTCAGATTGATGAGTTGTGGACTTCGGGGTTGGTAGTCGCTACACTTGCTGGCGCCACACATACCCTGCTACGGTTACT